GGTGCTTTCGCACCCTCTACGAGTCTTATGCTCGTCACCTCACAATGAACCCTCCATTGAAAGCCTGTGAAAATGGTAGTCCGTACTCGTACAAATACTGTTCCTCTCCCCCTTGTGGGGAAGTCTTGGAGGGGCTCTACAGCCCAGCCAGACTTGTTGTCGACGCGTAAGCTCGACTACATCCAGGATCATGTTTTGCCCGGGAACGGACATCCACTCCTCATCCATCATTACGAACTTATACAACCGGGTGACTACCCGCGTTGTAACGGTCAGTTTATGAATGGCGGAGCCATATCGAGCTTCGTTGACTTCCCTGTCAACTTCCCTCGTAGGGTTGAGTGGAATCTTTCTCATGCGACTATCAGTGGACCTATCCCATCCGCTATGCAAGCTGCCACCGAATGGGCGGCCGAGACTAATCCGTCTCGTCCGCACGTTGATGTACCAGTTGCTATATTGGAACTTCGTAATATGAAGGACCTCTTTATCAAACGGGTTGGCAATATCGGGCGTGATATCTCCTCTGGGAGACTCGCGCTTGAATATGGTTACAAGCCGTTGATAAGCGACCTCATTAAACTTACCTCTTTAGGTAAGGCCTATGAGGCGAGGATACGTGAGCTCACGCATCTTCGTAGATCGGGATTACGTCGGAAGCGCATTGTATGGTCCGATACGGGAATTAAATCCGAGCTTAACAGGAACATCGGCTTAAATGTCGGTCTTTCTGTTAAGGGAGATATATTCACGTCCACGGCCATGAAATGCACGGTCGCCGGTAAGTGGGTCTATGACCCTCTTCCTGGCATACCGGGTGTCAATACTGGTCGGTCCATCCACGACACAGCAGCTGCTGCTGTCTTGGGCTGGACCCCTACCATTATTGATGGCTCCACCTTATGGGAAATCATGGGCTTCTCTTGGTACTTCGATTGGTGGTCCAACACCGGCGATTTTATCGCCGCACGTCGGAACACTGCGATGGCAAAGCCAGAAAAGATTCTGGTAATGTATCATACGAAGACTGAGCAGAAGATCGAATGGTTTTCCGGTGGAGGCATAGGCTTCGATGCTGTAACGTGGGATACTCGTAAACCGATTATCAAACATTACATAACGAAGACTAGAGCCACCGCTACCGTCGGGTTTCAAGCTCACCTGCCAATCCTTTCGGAAAGGCAAATAACGATCCTTGCTGATATTATGCGGGGATTCAAATAGTTGGTCGAATACCACTATCTGTTTCCATCTAAAGGATTTCAACCCTTCCGCATTATACAGCAAGAAAGCATGCATCATGGCATTCCCCGACACTATCACTATCACCATCAACGCCGTGCCAAAGATCCTTCTTCGGATCCGCGACGACGCTTACTCTTCGGAGTATCGTCTTCGCAACGCGAACGTCGATGAGTTCAAGATGTTCATCCGCAACACTTCGTATACCGATAAGGCAACGAAGCGTATCGTGGAACGGCATGCAGTCGAACTGACTCATACCGTCCTACCGGTTGCTCCATCTGAGGTCCCCACGGTTCGGAAGGTGTATACGGTTCTGGAAAATCAGACCGTCGACACCGTTATCGATCCCGCGAAGTTTGCAACTGGTTTCGTTGCCTTCCTTACGGAAGCCAACTTCACCAAGTTGATCAACTTCGAGTCGTAAGACTCAAGGTCCGGCAGTGCAGGGTTGGGGCTTGGATTCATAACCTCCTAGGAGATTGAATGAAAAGCCTCGTATCCAACGTGCATGCAGTAGTCGAGGGCATCCTTGCGGATTGCTCTCGGGCCTACCCGTCACTTGTGAGCGAGTTTGTGCGTGATAAGCACAGACTCTCCTCTCAGACGATCGAACGCGGTCTAGGACTCTTCGTCCTTGACCTACCTAATCTCGATGGCATCCTTACGGATGCCCTCGAGACTGGGAGCCTTGTTCTCTCAGGACCACTCTCACGAGCGGTCTCAAAGAAAGTCAGAGTGCCCGCATTTATGCGAGGACTCTGGTTGCTCATATTCGATCGTCGTGGCACTTTGCGCCTGGATCCCGACCCGACCGCTATCGACTTGCTGAGACAGATTTTCTGTTTCGCCAAGAAGTTAGTCGCCTCCTGCACTGCTGCGCGTAATAACGCAGCAATTAAGGAATTTGTCGATGTCGAGAATAAGATGCGCCGTTCAACCCTTGACTGGGTTGACGATGCTCCCTTTGATGGGCACGATACTCGCGGCCTCTCTTTTGGCCGCTTGTACCATGACCTTCACGCCGCCTCCGGCCCCGCCCTCTTTGAGGACGATTTCGGAGGACTGTGTGAAGAAGACTCCCATCTCCTTGAACGGCTCGATTCAATATGTCGAGACGTCTCAACTCGGTTCGGCCTGTACTCCCCAGTAGACTACGATCGTAGTCTATTAGAGAATGGGCTCCCGAGTGGCACAAAGAATGGACCTGGTGCAGTGTCTGACCGAAAAGCGACGCAGGAGAAATTTTGCTTCGACTATTGGCCAGACAAACTCCAGTTTGCTTTCCCTATCGATTACTTTGGCAGCTATGCCAACGCTACCGGTATGGGAGCAAGGAACCATGAGCATCCAAGTAAACTGCATCTGGTACCAAAGACGGCTAAGACTCCGAGGCTTATCGCTTCTGAGCCTTCTTACCATCAGTGGTGCCAGCAGTTAACAAGGACGTTCCTCGAGAATGAGCTTAAGAAGGTCTTCAAGGGAAATTTAATTTCTCTTCAAGATCAATCTAAGTCTCACCCTCTGGTTCGAACTGGTTCCCTAGATGCATCGTTAGCTACCGTCGACTTGTCGGCAGCTAGCGATCGTCTGTCCTGCTGGACCGTTGAGCGCGTTTTTGCATCGAATCTTTCGCTGCTGAACGCATTCAAGGCTAGCAGAACTCGTGTTATGAGCCATTCAAGAACGGCTCATATCGAACCTCTTTTCTTAAAGAAGTTCAGCACGATGGGATCTGCCCTTACCTTCCCCGTTCAATCTATAGTCTTCGCTTGTATTGCTCTGGCATCTTTGCCTGGCAAGCCTCGCCTTGACGACCAGCTTGAACGCTATAGTAAGGTGGTCCGAGTATACGGTGATGATATTATCATCCCCGTGTCCGGGTACGCTAACTTAACGAGACTCCTAGGGATTCTCGGTCTGAAGGTCAACGATAGGAAGTCATTCTATCGCGGAAACTTCAGAGAATCCTGCGGATACGACGCTTACCGTGGTTACGATGTAACCCCTGTAAAGCCTCGTTCGCTAAGTTCTACGTCGCCCGAAGGACGGAAGAGCCTCATCGACCTTTCCAACAACCTCTTCTTGAAGGGGTTGTGGAGAGCCGCTGAAGTTGTTCGCTCGTTATTACCGACTCAGACACTGAAGTCTTTGCCGGTCGTGAGCGTCCGTTCGGGTTCCCTGGGTATGGCCTCATTCACTGGCGGATCCACTACTGGACTTCTTTCGAGGTTCAATAGTAACATCCAACAGGTTGAGGTTCTCTCTACTTCGTATACTTCGAAGATTGAGACAACGTATACCGAGGGTACGGACTACACTCTCCAATCCCTTATCGGATTGCACAGCCGAAAGGCTGTGCTTCCCGCCTGGGATGCTCCTAGTAGGAGCAGTCTTGGACGTGTGGTTAAAGCTGTAACGCGAGAGCGCCGCAGCTGGGTGGTTCTTGATACTGTACTGTGTGCACCTCCCATAGGTGCGACCCACTAGTGGGTTACTGTACCGACGCGGGTTAATAATCCGCGTCGCGTATCGAGGGCTCGTCATTCTTTGTTGAGGATGACTTGAAGGCTTACACAGG